CGACCAGGTCATCTTTGGTCCGCATGCCGGCATGAACATCCAGATCGAAGGTGTTCCCTTCCGCGTGATGCGCGAAGGCGAAATTATGGGTAAGGTTGTGAGCGACGTCCCGATTTCGGCTCGAACGATGTGCAGTGCAGACATCGGCACGGCCGTTCTTTTGGATCATCTGCCCGAGGGGTCGCACTGAAGTTATGCTGACCCTCGACCAACTTCACGCTACGCCGGAGTTTCAGGAGCTGACTGCGTGCGAGAAACTTTTTATCGATACTTATGTTTCAAATGGCTTCGACCAGGTTCACGCCATCCGCACGGCTTATCAGTGTAAGAACGATGGTGTCGCCAACCGGATGAGCTATCGATTGCTCGGGCATATTCGCATTGTGATGGTGTTGGCGCGCTATCGCGAGGAACTGCCGAAGGAAACCTTTCTTGGCCTGCTCCGCCGTGCCTCGCTGAAAAAGGGCATCACCAAAGACCAACTCGCAGCCTTTCGTCTCTACGCAGAAGCGAATGGCTGGATTAAGGCGCCACGGCCGGCGAAGCCAGACGTCGAGAAACCAGACGAACCGGCAGTCGAGATCCCGTCCGAATTCGATCTCTCGGAATATGAGGCAACCTAATGGACCCCAAAGCTCTGGACTCGACCAAAGATCTGAACCTCTCAAAGCGCATCTCCTCAGAAAACGCGGGGTACATGGAACTCGACGGCGCCGAGAAAGATGCGGACTGCGAAAAGGTCGACGTCGAGGGCGGTGTGAGTTCCGATCTCGGATGCTGCGACAAGTTCGATCCTAAAAAGGGCGCCCAGCAATTCAAGTGCGGCGAGTGCGAATATCGAATCGCTAAGTAGAATGGCCAACCTTGACCAGGCACTGAAGGGACTTGCGAAGCCCGGCACCGGGAAACCGCGCAAAGTCGTTCCCCTCAAAGGCGGTATGAAAGTGAAGGGCAAATAAATGTCGGTGGTTCGCACGCTTCCGCCTGTCACCGTCGGTACCGCAGGCAGCCGTGTTCCCGCTTACTCCGGACCGGCCGCGGCTTTGCTGACCAACACCAGCTATTACATTTTGAACGGCGTGGCTGTCTTCAACGTTGCGAATTCCTTCACTCCGAACGGCACCGACAATACTCCTCAGCAAGTCAATTTTTTCGGCTTCACGACTGGCACTTATTTCAATGGCGTTGTGGCTCAAGTTCTCTGGGCTACGCCGACGCAGTTTGCTATCACCTTCAATCACGCCAACGTGGGATCGGCCGCCGCGCCGCAGGCCGATGCCGGCTCGATCTTCCCTACGCCTCGCGAGCAGTTTCAAGCTGTCCGTATTGAAGTCGACAAGGGCGCCGGCGCCGGAACTATCTTCGTCGGCGATCTGAACGTCTCGGCCAACCAGTACGCCGCTCACCTCTCGCTGACTGGGCAAATCGCCTACGTGCAATCCGGGAACAAGGTGGATGCGCACCGCATCTTCGTTGACACCGATACCAACGGCACCAAGGTCCAAGTTTCTGCCACTTATTGACATCTCGAATTTCCCTGAAGATTTTTGCCTGGCCTACGAGAAGATGTCGCCGGAGGCGCGTGCGAAGTGGGAAGCGGACCGGCTGCGCGCGCTCACCGATCACATGTACCTGGGCGTCGAAGTCATGGGCATGGACTTCCAGGAGATTCCGCACCGCGGCCTGTTCGCAAACTTCATCCAGAAGGACCAAGAGCAGAAGACGCCGATTTACGATCTCTCGCCGGTTATCAAGAAGCGGATGATCTTGTGGCCGCGGGGTACGTTTAAGACGTCGGCCATCATCGTCGAGATTGTCCAGTTTATTCTCAACTTTCCAAACATCCGCATTCTGTTTCTCACCGGCGGCGAAGTGCTCGGCAAGCGGCAGTTGGCGCGTGTGAAGCGAGTCTTCGAAAAGCCTACGCGAAAGTTCAAAAACCTCTTTCCTGAGTTCTGCGGCGAGAAGCTGGGGAACATGCACGAATTCACCGTGCCCTGCAGGACGAACGACACGTTCGCCGAACCGACAATGGCGATCTCGACGGCGAAGACGGTCAAGGCGGGATCCCACTTCGACGCTGAATTCATCGATGACTTGGTTAACGAAACCAACTACCGCAGCCCGAAAATGCTGCAACAAGGGATTGAAGACTATCGCGACATCTGCCCGCTGCTCGCTCCGGAGGGTTATCAGTTTGTGACTGGAACGCGCTACTCGTTTGGCGATGCCTACGAAGAGATTCAGGCGATGGCCAAAAAGGAGATGAAGGAGCTTGGTCGAAACCAATGGAAATTCTCAATCCTGCCCTGCTGGGTGCGCTACTGCGTTAACTGTGAAGACGGTTGTTCACGACGCGACCTCGACCACGACTTCGATTCCAATATTTCCGAACCCTCGTGCACTCGCTGCAAATGCCGCGGCTGGAGTGATAGCGGTATCAAAGATGTGTTGTTCCCGCGATTTCGATGCAAAGACGGACGAACCGAAGGGCACACGGTTGAGTGGCTTGAGTCGGAACGTATCCGGTTAGGCACGGAGTTTTTCGCCAACCAGTACGAGAACAACCCCATTGCCCTGGGCGATCAGACCTTTACCCCGGAGCTGCTGGCTCGGCAGACGCTCTTCCATGAATCCCAGTTCCCTACCGCGCTGCAGGCGCCTGCGTTTTTCATTGGAGATTTGTCCTACGTTGGCGACGATCGCCGCGACAAGAGCGTGATCTATGTTCCGCGCTACTGGCAGGGACAGATTTTTGTGATCGACTGCCTGGCCGGCAAGTGGGATGCCTGGCAGCTCTGCGAAAACCTTTTTCTCGGGATCCTGAAACACCGGCCGGTGATCATCTGGCTGGAAAAATTCCTGGGCTGGGAGGCTTACAACACCGTTCTCGAAGCCTATGCGGTGCAAAAAGGCCTGCCACGCTTCCCGGTGGAGTGGTTTCCCCTGAATTACACCAAAGGCGCGAAGCGGGCGCGGATCGGCTCGATCAAGGCAGTCCTCGAGGCGCGGCGTTTGTGGCTGAATGCCAACATGCCGGGCTACGAGATCCTGATCAGCGATCTCAAAAAGTGGCCGAAACTCGGCCGGCACGATGATTATGCCGACTCTCTTGGCCTGGTCACTACGGTTCCTACCGGATTTCAGCTCGACAAACTTCCTCAGGCGGCCAATGAGTCTTCGAAGGCCTGGTTACGCCGGATGAACGCTTCGAAAGAGACTGACGCGGGCGACGAGACGCGCATCGCTGGCTCCTATTAGTGAAAGTTTGTGAATACCTGACCGTTTTGTAGCCACTCATGCCGAATTTCGACAGCCTCGCGCAGATCCGCATCCTCGACCTTCCTGGCGCCGTCGAACCTGGTCGCTTATCGCTTCCGCTGCAGTCGACGGACGTTGGTTTTCAGGATCAGGAGCGCTCTGACGAGTCGATGCTGGCAGAGGCGACGCAAAATCGCCTGCTATCGGAGTCCTTCGAGGCCTCGCGCGGGCTGATCGGCACCTGGAACCTCTCCGAGATCATGTTGCGGGCCTATGTTGAGCCTATCAAGTGGAAAGGCTCCGATCAATTCCGCTCGCACCTGGGCATGCCCATCCTGGCCGAGCATTTTTATTCTCTTCTCGCGGTTGTGCAGCAAACCCTGTTTGCCGGCTATCGGCCGTTTCAGATCGATCCAGCGGCCGGGACTAGCGTCGACGCCGCGGCGGCGCAGGAAGCGCTGGTTTCCGCGCAGATGAAGAAATGCGGGTACAAAGGCGGACCGGTAAAGCAGGAAATGCGGCATGTGGCTTATGACGGCATTCTGTACGGCACCGGAGTAGCGCTGCTGGCCTGGCAGCAGATGAATTATCCGGTGATGAAGAAGCGGCAGAAGACGCAGCAGACCACGATTGCTGCGAGTGGTGGAGCAGTCGATGTTCCGCAAGGCGATGAAGACGACATTGAAGAGTATGTCGCGCACACGGTGGAGATTAACCAGCCAGTGTTTGAGCACGTCCCGATCCGCCGGGTGCGCGTGGCGCCCGATTGCCGCCGCGGCGAAATCACGACAGCTTCCTGGAATGGCCGGCTGATTTATTTGAGCTCTTACGATCTTGACCAGTTGCGCGAGATCGAAGGTTACAACATTCCCTCGCGCGAGGAACTGGTCAAGCTGACCACGCCGCAGAAGATGGACGGAACTGCGACCAATTCTCTCGACACACAAGGCGCCACCACTGCCAACCCCATTTTTCAGCAAACCACGACGCCGCAAAAGGCTTACCCGGAAAATCAGGACTCTTCGACCTTCGACCCATTGATGAAGAAGTTTGAAGTGTTCGAATACTGGACGGAAGCGCGCCGCGTGCTGGTTCTCGAAGGCCAATATTGCCTCTACAACCAGCCGCATGATCTAGGCTCGAAGAAAGCTCTGCGCAGCTTTGTTTTCCGTGAGGCTCCTGATTCTTTCTACGGTTATGGGCTCGGTTTCTGGCTGTGCGATTACCAGCGCATCGCTCAGGGCGTAGTCAATGCTTTCTTTGACGATGTGAACCTGAACCTGATGGGAACTTACGTTGGTGCGGCCGGGTTGAATAATTCCGCGCAGGCGCAGTGGATCTTTCCTGGCAAGGTTTTCAAATCCGATGGTCCGCAAGGGCTGAAACCAATGGAGCGCAACTCTATTTCCGCCCAGGAGCCGTTGACGATTATCGAGCAGTTGCGGCAGTGGGCGGTGTTGACCTCCGGAGCTGGCGTCAGCGCGCAAGGTTCGAATCCTGGGCAGGCCGGCACTATGCGTAATCCCGCGGGCGTGCAGCTCATGGCCTCGGGCGAGGGGATGAAGAATCAGGATCTGATCGATCAGATCTGCGACAACATTTTTGTTCCCTTCATCGAGTTTTGCATCGAGCAGAATTCGAAACTGAAACCCAGCCAGTTGCGGCAGATGCTCTCGCAGGAATTGGGCGAGGCGTTCAAGTCGACTCCGCTGAACGTGATCAACGGAGATTACAAGGTGTCGATCTCGGCTGGCGCCAAGCTGCAGGCGCGCCACGCGATCGATCAGATCACGGGGTTCATCACGTCATTGATCCAGGCGCCGGGCATGGTGGAGATGATGGCGACGCAGGCGGTGAAGTTCGATTTCGTTTCTGTCTTCAAGTCGATCATGGATTCCGCTTCCTGGCCGTACCGGGAAAACTGGATCGTTCCCATGAACGATGACGACAAGAAACGCCTGCAGGCCCAGCAGCAGCAGCCAGAGGAAAAGATCAAGCAGATCATCGCGCAGGGCGAAGTTAAAAAGGGCGTGGACAATAACCAGGCGGAAAATCGTCTGCTGTTGCAGGTGGGAAAACACGTGACTGACGTCAACAAGATGTCGGTTGAACAGGAAGCTGAGCAGCGCGCCGAACGCGCGACGCTGCAAAAAAGCGACGCCGGCGAAACGGGGGCGGTGTAAATGGACGCCAGCAAGATCGAGCGCGGCAATCGCTTTCTCGCCCTGCGATCGCATCCCGCTTACAACGACCTGGTCGCGCTTTCGAGCAGCTTAGTTCTGCAGGCCGCGGCTACGCTGGTCGATTATCCGGGGTGGGATAAAGATCAGATTGCCGCACTGAAGCAACGAGCCCAGGCTGCAAAAGAATTTCACGAGCAATTGTTTGGCGCGATCGTAGAGACGATTCAGGAAGGTATAAACGAAGGACAAACGCCGGAGCGGGGAGAAACCCGGGCTCCAGGGAGCTTCTGATTATGACCGAACAAGAAAAAGCTGCAGCCGCCGAAAAAGAGAAACAAGCCGCCGCCGAGCTGGAGAAGAAAGTTGGCGAAGCCGGCAGTTCTGAGGAAGTGCGCGACCTGATGATTCAGGCGCGTGATGACAAAGGCCAATTCACGGCCGAGAAAAAACCGGCTGCCGCGGCCGCGGTAAAGACGGACGAGGAAAAGAAAGCTGACGAAGTTGCGGTCTATACGCACAAGGCCATGATTGGCGGCAAGGAAGTGGAGTTCATCGGAGCGGATGCAGCCGACGTCCTGCGGCAAGTGACGGCCGCGATGACCGCCTACGACATTGCGAAGACTCCCGCAGAGGTCAAGAAGGATCCTCCAAAGCCGGCCGTCACTCCCGAGGAGTTGACCGCCCTGGGGCTGCGGATTTCGCAGGGCGACATGAAGGCGATGGAAGAGTACCTGGAGAAATCTGGAACCCTCGATCGCTATCTGGAAAAGAAAGGCATCAAGGTCGACGAAGTCAAAAAGGTGCTCGATACCCAGGCTACAGCTTCCGTCAGGGAAAAGTGGGATACCGAGGTCAAGGCGTTCCTGGCTGAATCCGACTGGCCCGGGGGAACGCAGAACGAATACATCCTCAAAACCAAGCTGGCCCAGTTGAAAGACGCGAACGGTCAGCCCCTGGCCTATAACCCTTCGAAAGAGAATTTGCAGCGCGCCTATGAAGCCATGAAAACCGAAGGCCTGGTGTTCAAGGTTGAAGCCAACGCGAATACGGAAACGGCGCCCGAACAGCAACGCGCGGCCGCGGCATCTGGAACTTCGCAGGAACAGTCGACGGCGAAAAAGAAGCCGACCAGCTCTACCCTGCTCGGAACCTCGGGTGAATCCACAACCCGCAAAACGGAGACAAAAGCGACGGCCAAGTTGCCGGAGATCACTCCGGAGATGAGCGGGCGCGAAATCATGGAGGCCTTCAAGAACTACGCTATCGCCAACAATCTGAATCCTGACGACGTGCTGCGAGGTGCGGCTAAAGCCTGAATATCGAAACCCTAGTTGAGAGGGTTACGACAATGAGCTTTTTGCCGCCTGGTGTCCAGTCTGGAACGCTTGCCGCGTTCCCACAAATCGCCTACGACCGCACCGCCATCATGGAATGGCAGTTCAATACTCCGGTACTCGAGGAGTTGTGCGACTTCCGTCCGTTGCCTCGCCGATCGGGACGAACCCTGCAGTTCTATGGTCAACAGCCCTATGTGGCCGCGACCTCAACTTTGTCCGAAGGCATTCCCGGACCATCTCTCTCGCTGGCGCAGGTCTTCTCCGACGCGTTCGCCGATGAATATGGCGACTGGATTGGCATTTCGAATGTCGCTCAGAACATGTTTCTGGCCGATGTTTCACTCGATGCCGCGCGCAATCTGTCTTACCGCGGCGCCCTGACTGCGAACCTGGTGGGCTTCAACGCCTTCGAAGCCGCAGCCACGGCCAACGCCTCTTCGCGCATTGACCTGCAGGACAACGAATTCCTGATTTCAAACACTATTCGCAAAGGCGAAGCCCAGCTCGTCGGCAACGCCGTCCCGGTGCGCGACGGTGGGATGTATTCCACCGTCATGCATCCCTTCATGTCGTATGATCTGTTTTCTGACAACTCGGCCGGATCCGCGATCGATACACTGAAGCGCAGCGACGCCGGCGCGACCATTCTGAAGGGCGGGATCTCCCGCGGCTATCAGGTACTCGAGTGGTCAGGTTGCCGCATTATCCGCACCCAGACCGTTCCCACCTACACTAACTATCCGAGCAATGGCAAAACCGGTTACGGCATGTACACCGTGGGCCGTGAAGCCATGCTGGCTTCGGAACTGTTGGGACAGAAGGCTCCGCGCAATCCCAGTTTCAAAGTCAATGTGAAGACCTTCGGGGATAATGACATCGATCTGTCGAACCCGATGCTGCAGACCCGGGCCATCGTGAGCTATGACTGGTTCCTGGGCGTTGTGGCGCGTCCGAACACGAACAACACTATGGGCTTCCGCCGCGTGCGTGGCGAAGTTTCCGCAGTCTAAGGATTTCAGGCAAAGCGTTTCGCGAACGGAAGGAACAAAAAATCATGACGACACTGCTCTTGGCTGTACTGTTTCTAGCTTCTGGTAAGGGGATCGTTTTCTGGGTCCTGATGACTGCGGCTGGCCTGGTCGGAATGGCCAATGTAAATACAATCAAAAGCCAA